TAACTTAGTAACAAAAGGTAACTTAGTAACAAAAGGTAACTAACAAATCACTATACCCTCCTACCAACAGGCCAGGCAGTTTCAACGACCTAGCAGTTTCAACAGGCCGAGCAGTTTCAGGACAGAAACTTAAAATTGTAAAAAGTAAAAATAAAAAATAAAAAAAAGAAAATTAAATAAAAAAAAAGCCAAGAAAAATTAATTCCTTGACTCTTTTCAACTAGAAACACACACACTTTCCTCTATACTTTTACATAGGTTTTGAACCTTAGTATCTTATTTATTAGTGATTGGCTTACACGATACTTAACTGCTAACTGTGCTTGTGTAAACGTACCTGTCTTATACTCATCTCTTAGCATCTCTGCTTCTTTATAGGTAAACTTACGCTTTGAGTACCCTCCACCTCTCATATCTTTTCTGTCGTATATACTTATACTCATATTGTTTTATTAAAATAGTTATCAATAACTTCTATACTCTCATCTAACCCTTTAGTAACCCTAGCACAATAGCCTTGCTCATTCAAATATGCTATCCATTCTTTTTGTTCTTTAGTTGGGTAAGATTTTTTATCCTTCTTTATTTCTAGGAATAATCCGTGATATACCCCACCCCCCTCATCTGTGGGTGTCCCCCTCTCCATTGGTACGCAGATTTGTAGGTCAGGAAATCCTTTTACATATCCTGTAGCCTTAGCCTTGACTGCCTGTTTATAAGATGTTCTTATGCCACCTAAACTAGCACAATACTTAGCCTTAGGGTATCGCATCTTAAGATACTTTACTACTCCTTTTTGTACTTCTTCTTCTTGATTTCTCAACTTTTTTAGTTTTAGATAATTTTTTAATATCTTTATTTATACTGAGTATTCTATTACCACAACTTATATCTAACTCATTAAGCTGTAAGTTTAAATCAAGAACCTCCTCTTGTGTTTCTCTTATTCTTATGTTTAAGAATATTGAATAAAGTGCAACAACTACAAATAATATAACCTCCATATCTTTAATTTTTAATGATTAGTGTTTCCATATTGACCTTCAATATATATGTTTTTATAAATAATATCCATATCTTTTTTTCCTGCCTTTAACTTCCTGATTATCTTTGACTTAAGCTCTGCGTCCTTGCTTATTAATTCAGCATCATCAGTGTTTACAAATGTATCAATTAATTTGTATTTATACTGCCTGTTTGAGTCTTTCTTTCTGTATCCATACTCTATCATAACCCTATAGATAGGCTTAGACATCCCTTAGTTTTTTATCATTTTCTAATGCTACTATTAGTTGCTCTCTGTTGTGTAGCTTTCTTGCTTTGTTTCCATACCTCTTAGCATTGGCTTTGCTATACTCTGATGGATTATATACAAGCTTTACCTCTCTGATTATATCATCAGAATTATACTTGACAACCCATCTGCAGGAACTGCAATGATTGTTTCTTTTTAAGTGTGCTAAATATCCCATACTATTTTTTCTTTAGTCTTTCTATTTTCTCAAGCTCAAACTCTAAGTGAGCTATAGCTTTAGTAATACACTCAACAGGAGATGCGTGTTTTTTTTCTGCTCTCATCAAATATGTACAGGCAGTCCCTATGTTGTAAGATAAGTCAAAACCCTCTACAACCTTCCTTGCTTCATACCCATTGCTTCCAATATAGTAGTGTGGTATTCTATGGTCTTTCATTTATTCTGTCGTTTTCTAAAGCTCCTGTTCTTGTTTCGTGCTTCTTAATGTTGTTCATTAGCTTGTCATTTTCTTTGTCTTTTATTCTTGCTTCTACAATCATTAAAGATAGAATGTAAGTACAGAAAAAAACTATTATAAATAATATTATGTTTGTCATTTTATTTCTTATTGATTATCGGTAAATTTAGTACAAAAATAGGCTTCTAATATACAAAATATTATAACTATTCCCCATACCACTGTTAATATCTTCATTTCCTTAGACTATCTCCCTTCATAAATACGACCTTACAAAGTCTTTTAATCCTGTCATATATTCTTTCTCCATATCTTTCTTTAATAGAACTAGCGTCAAGATTAGATGTTAATAAAAGCATCTTTAAATCATCTTCAGCTTCAAAAATTGCGTTTTCTACTGCATCTATCTTGGTTCCATAATCATTTACAATCTCCTCAGTACCTATATCATCTATAACAATGAATGGGCTTTTGTACTCTGTAACTTGATGAAGCTTCCTAGATGCTATTGGCTTAAGTATCTTACCCTTCTTAGCATTGAATATTAGGGGTAAAACTCCTGTAAGTATAACTGACTTACCTCTACCACAGTTTCCTATCAAAAACAATCCCTTGCCCTTACTGTCTGATAACCAACTAATTACCTCATCATATTCTGGTAAGTGCTTATACTCTGTAATAGTTTTGTCTACAAGCATAAAAGCTTCTTTGAATAATGCTTTGCACTCATCAAGAGTTCCAAATGAATACCTCTTATATCCCCTTACTTTTATGTGTGATGCGTGTCTTAATGTTTCTTCTAGTGTTCTCATATTAAAATTTATTATAATCTTTATTAGCTAATTGTTTTCTGCCTGTCTTGTCTTGAGGTGTATTTGATTCCCAATGCCTTACAGCTCCTTTCCAATCTTTCATCTTATTTCTTCCAACTCTCCATCCGTTGCTAGTGTAATAGCTATGGAACTTCATACTGTCTACACTGTTATCTCTTTCTATGCAATAAGCTTCAATCTCATCTATACTAGGCTCAACAAACCTTTTAATTACAGGCTTCTTTATTTCATTCTCAAAACCTGCTACATCTACAGGGCTAATACCCTCAATATTATATACATCATACTTGTCTAATAGCTTTATAACTGATTGATGAACTCTTGAGTTTTCGTTTAATGTTCCATACTGAAAGTCAATAAACTTAGGTATGAACCACTTGTTGCCCTTATCAAATATTTTAATCTGACTTGCAAATACTTTTGCTGCTTCTTTTAAACTTACCTTGCCACCTGTTCTTATAGATGCTACTTCAATATCAACATCCCATATTCCTGCGTGATTACAATCATCTAGTATATACAACCATAGTAGCTTGTGTTTAGGTAGTAGTTCTCTTATAAAACCTTTTTTCCATTTGTCTGTGTCTGTCATTCTCTTTGCCATATCTATTTATTTTTTTGCGTAGCTAGTTAAATACTTATTTACTAATGCTCTATGCTTCATTGAGCCATCATAATTATCTGATACATCTTCATATTCAATATCATTAGAGTCATCATCTTCACTTTCTAATAGAACTATATCACTATTGCAATCAGGACAAAACTTATATCCATCGAACTTACTTTCTGTTAAGCTGTTAAAGCCACAGTAATAACAAGTCTCATTACCATACTCATCAACTATAACCTCTGAGTCGTCCATATCATCAGCATACCAATAGTCTTTCTTAGCACCATTAAAGTCTCCCCAATCATAATCATTCCAATTTTTCTTTTCCTGTTGGTACTCGTACTTATTACAACCTAACTCATTGATTATCTTATCAACCATATTCAAGCAGTTGTTTGCATCATAAAACTCTACAATCTCCTCATCTGAATGAGGTGCGTAATAACCACAACTCATATTAGCTACACATACACCAATACCATTCTCTGCTAATTGACCTACATCTGTTATTGCACCTGATGTTTCTGCGTAACCATACTTACTTAATATAGGAGCTATACTCTTACTAAATGCCTTGCTGAATAGTTTGCCTGATATATTGTTTACAAAGTCCTTAGAACCTCTCCTGTCGCCCTGTAAGCAATATCCCACATCTTTAAACCAATCCATATCTGCAGCTCTACTACCTACACACCCTACTTCTTCAGAGTGAAAGAACGCACATTTAATATTGTCTTTAGCAATTAGCATCTCAAGTGCTAACCATATACCTACCTTGTCATCACCACCTACACCTACTTGCTTACCTGACTCAGAGTTAAATGCAAATAAGCAGTTATCATCATCAAATACTTTATAAAATTTATGTATGTCGTGTACTGTATCTGTGTGTGCAACCATACAAGGGTATACATCTGCTGTACCTTTGGTTACATATATGTTGCTATCTTTAATAACAACCTCTGCATCAGGAGCATTTTCCCTGCAGAATTTATGGATATAAGATATCATATCAAATTCATTACCACTTGTGGTTTGAACTGATAAAGTATCAATTAATAATTTTTTCCTACCTAATAAAAGTTTGTTCATAAGCGTTTGTGTTTTAGTGAATAGTTAGTTGTAAAAGAAATGGGAGGCTCAAGAATTAACCTGACCTTTGTACTTCCTCCCAAATCTATAGTGAATTTAAGTAAGTGCTTCAGTTTACGATTGAACCTGTTAAGGTTGTGCAATGTTTGCTCACACTTATTACCCTTAAATTCTATACAAAGATACGAATAATATTTAGAACTACCAAATAATTTAGTAGTTATTATAATATTATTTAGAAAGGCAAGTCATCATCTTCTTTAGGCTTGTCTGCTGTAACCTCTTTTGGTGGCTCATAAGTATTCTCATAAGCATAATGAGTTGCTCCTTTTTCAGAAGGCTCTCTCCTTTCTGCTATTGTAATATTTACCCAACCTTTTTTAGATAGTTTCTGCAAATCTTCTACTTTAAAACTTGCATTAAATAATTCTCCATACTGTGTAGTAATTTTTTTTATACTACTTGCTACATAATTTTTTTCTGACATTTTTTTTGAATTTTTAATTTATAATTGTTTTTTTTCTCTATTAATTGCTCTAATCTCTCTGACAAAGCATCCATCTTTCTTTCTACACTAAGTATTTCGTGTATATAATAGTTGTCATCTTCTACAAGTAATGATTCTATTTCGTTAAAATTCTTCTTATAAGACTTTAATATACCCACAAATATATCGTGTTGATTTATATTATGCAAAACAGTTGCGTGATGTTTATTAATAATTTTTGCTATTTTAGAATTATTAAGACCAAAAGTATTTTTAAGCAAACCACAATAAAGCCTTCTTGCATCTACTACTTCTCTAACTCTTGATTTTGATTCGATTCTGTACCACTCTAAATTATATCTTTTACTTATTTCAGATTTAATTTTATCGTGTCTTTCTTGAGTTAATTCCAATTTATACCTACTCATTATAACTTACTCCTTTTATTGACTCTACACCTTTAAAGTTTTCTTCTCCTTCAACTATAATAACCTCATCTTTTAAATCTACCTCTATAATATCTATAATATCTTTGACGTGTATATTTAAAAATTGTGCTAGTCTTTGCATTTGGTAGTACCTTAAGTGATAAGGATTATCTAAATATTTTTCTATCGTTGAACCTTTAATATTTAATATCCTACCAAATCTTTGTTTAGATATACCTCTTATTCTTAGGATTGCTTCAAGCTCATTTCTTGAAGTTCTTACTTTTTCATAATCATTTTTCATTTTAATATTCTTTAATGTTAAACATTCCATTCTTTCTCATAGCTTCATACTGATGCTTAGGGTCTAAATGTATTTCGTGTTCTTTTATGTGCTTAATAATTTCATCTGCTTCTTCATCATCTAAATCACTTAAAGATTCTATTATATTTTCTTTTTCTGAGTCAGTTATTGATGTGAAATGCAGGAGGTTCTCAATGTAATTTAATTTCCATACTTCTGCTTCTAATGGCTTTCCATCAAGAACCTCGTCCATCCAATCCATTAGTCTACAATTTCATCTTGACCAAATACTCCTTGCTCATAGAATCCTGATAGCTTTAATACAGCTCTACTCATAGCTCTCTTTTCTGCCATAGCTACAGGAAACTTCTTACCACCTCCCATTAGATTAGCATCTGACGCTTCTCCAAATGTCATTACATTTCTTACGTCGTGCTCTCCATCACCTATTCGCATACTTGCAGTTGCTCTCAGAACTACCCATTCAGGTGTCATCATTACAGGCTCATAGGCTACTTGTATGTTTTGTTTAGATACAATCTTGTCTATGCCTGTTCTTGTGATAATTACAAATCCTCTTTTGTCTTTGTAAACATCTTCTTTAACTAATCCGTTATCTAAGAATAATCTTTTTAGAGTTTCTTCTTTTGTTTCTTTTACTTCATTCGTGTTTTCAACTTTTTTCATTTTTAAATTACTTTGGTTATTATTGTGATATTGTTCTGCAATATCGGTTAATGTATTAATCTCTTGTGATTGCATCTGCTCTTGCATTTGCATAAATTCATCTTTCATTCTTCCCATAGATTTATATTGTATATTCAACAATATTAGCTAGTCTTGGAGTCCCATCTGATTTTTTATACCTAGTAGGTACACTTGAAGGTTTTGACTCTATGTTGTAACCTTTCTTTCTTAAGGAATGAATGATGCTTGATAATCTATAAGCACCATATTGATTAATAGCTTCTTTTTGTGTTAATCTTCTACCATCTTTTAAGTGTTGTAGAATATCACTCGTTTGTGTTTTTTTCATTTTAAAATAGTTTAGTTAAACTTATACTCTTTCTGAATTATCTGCAACAGAACAATCTCTCGAACAGTATCTCGTTTCGTCATCTATCTCGTCACCACAGAAGCCACAATTATATCTTTCTTCTTCAGGTGTCTCAAACCAATCATCACATTCATCACATATGTAACCCTCAGGTTCTGTGTGTTCTTTACATTTATAGCATATTCCACTATCTGATATTTGTGCTTCACAGCAGTAGCTTACTTCATCTTCTTCGTATGTTGAATTGCAACAAGGGCTTGTTAAGTTTTTTGACATTGTGTTTTGAGTTAAGTTAGTAGTTAGTCTGTCTTAAATTCTATGCAAAGATACAACTATTTTTTAAACTACCAAAATATTTACAATGTTTTTTACAAATAATATATAAGTTCTTTTATATTTAACCTAGTCTTTAGCTTTATCTTTATCTTTGTCTTTATCTTTAAGCGTATAGAATACCCTGTACAAAGGGTTATTAAAGGGTTTAATTTATGAAGGCCATATGATTACTAACATTAAAAATAATGTGTTAGTCTAGCCACCTGTCCACTTTCTCTTTCGTGTAAAAATGCTTCACAAGCTTTTGGAGCACCACAGAATCCTTTTCTTGAGTGCCAACTATCTGAAGATGATGGGCTTCTCATATATTCTACAGTAACTCCTATAAAATCTTTAGCATCTAACCACTTATGTTTAACCTTATGGTGTATATGATGTAAATACCAATACCTATGAGTGGTTTGAGACCAGAGTAATGGTTTCTCTTGTGCCATCAACAAGGGTAATTTATCCATCTTAGCACCATCTCCGTGTTCTAGCCCTATAAGATTATTACCATATTGATAATATTTTCTATTTGCAACTGAAATATCAAAATTAACATCATTAGCTTTTCTAAACCAAGATTTTAACGTATGTGCTAAATGGAATCCACTTTGGTAGTCGTGGTTACTCATTGAGTGTAAAACATCTACAGGAGCTATCTCTCTTAACATCTCTATTACTTTAACATATAGCATTAAAGCAATCTCATAATGCTCCCACCACTTTCCATCAGTATCTTGATGTGTTCCTTTGGTTGTAGTATTATATACATTGTCTATATGTAGAACGTCATTACCAATGCAAAATAATATTCTATCTACATCAAAGCCTTTAGATTTATCTATAAGTCCTTGTACGCCCTCTAAAACCCTCATAACAGCAGTTTCACAGTCATAAGCTTCTCCTGTTTCTAATTCATTAGCATATTTGCCTATATGAATATCTGCAGGATTTATAACTAAAAGATGAGTTCCTTTTTTTCTTTTTATTTCCTTATAGTCAGGCGAGTACCCTTCTATAAATTTATTTACATTGTTAAATATTTGATTTTCATCTAATCCACAATCATCTTTAGTTACTATAGAGAACCTATATTCTCCACTAGCAGACTGCCAATGCTTAACAGACACTACATCTTTTTTATCTATACCTCTTTCAGATAGATGCGTATCTAGTGCTGTATTATCATTTATATTGTCTACTGAATTTGCTCTGTATTTATAGATAAGGTTTTCCTCGTCTACAGATAGTCTTAATCTTCTTCCGTAATTTTTCATATTCAAATTTAATAAAAAAACAATCTTATAAAAAAAAAGAGTGAGAAGTTATTAACCTCTCACCCTTAACTACTAACTATCCAACCTGAAAACACTCAAGAAAGGACTGTAAAAATAGTAAATTATTTTAAATAACAAGTGTTATTTTTGTGATTTTGCCACATCAGCAATTCCTTGACCTAATATTAGGGTTAAAATAGCATAGTAAAGATTAGTTGCAGTAGCTTCATCTACCCCTAAGTATGTAACTAGAGCAGGAACTACAACCGAAGATATAGCATACCAAAACTTTTTACTTTTTACCATTTGCCCAATAAGGAATTTTTCTAAAAACTTTTTCATTTTATTTATTTTAATTAATTATTCAATTATTACATCAGATTCAGCATCAGGCTCAACATCAGTTCCTTCTGCATTTCTTGCATAACCTAAAAACGAATGTACGCAATCTTTTGGGAATATCTCATTAATTCCAAAGTCATATTCTTCCTTAGTCATTAAGTCATAGAATACTCCAGGATAATATACAGGTGGTGTTATCTCGTGTCCATCAGGGTCATACGTTCCTGGTATCTCTACTATCTGACCTATATAGACTATAGCTTGAGTTCCATTAATGTAAACATCTTGACTTACTCCTTCTTCAGTTACTACTTCATAAGTACCTTTAGCAAGTAAATCTGCATCTCCTTGTGCTTTGTCTGTGTATTGTAATTTATATATGTTCATTTTATTATGTTGTTAATGTTGCTAATTCTGAGTCTGATAATGCTGTTTTAAATATTTGTAGTTGTTTTACTTTGCCTTCAAATGGTAATGTCCCAGCATAACTTGAAAACTCAAGTTGATTTGTTCCTGACAAAGCAGATACGTTAAAATCAGTATCAACTTCTGTACCATTAATCCATAAAGCACAATCATTTTCTTTGTATTTAAGCGCTATTTTATTAAAATTTGTTTGGTTGTAAGTTGCAGGTGAAACTACATTACCATTTAAACCAACAAAACCTTTTATAGTATTTGCTAATATATCCGATTCAACACTAACTCTATTTGTTATCGTACCATCTGATAGTGTTATACGACAATCTGCACCATTTTCAAATGTAGAGGCTTCAATAAACAAAACACCCTCCTCACTATTTATCAAATCACTAATTCCTGTCTTTTCATATGTTTCTTGATTTCTAGTTACTGTTGAACCTGATGTTGGAATATAAGAAGTTTCGTAAGAACCTTGTTCTAATTGTGCGCCCCATACATAAATATTATCTCCACCTGTTCCTGTACTTACACCGTCATCAGCAACTTCAAATTTTATTTTTGACATATTTGTAGCATCAAACGTGTATTCTATTTTCCACCAATCATTACTAAAAGATGTTGTAGTAACTGTTGCAGTTCCACTTCCTACATTAACACTACCATCATCTAAATTTATCCATCTAGTGATGTTTGAACCAACAGTCATATTTATCCATATATAAATATAATCGTGGTTTCCTTTTTTAGCAAATACTGAGAATGTATGTGTTGTAGCACTTGGACTAACTGCAAAACTTATCTTGCCATCTGTGCCACTACTAGAGCCTGTTAGTTGTAGTTTTGTAGCGTTTTGTGTGCCATCAGGACTAGTTATAAAGTTGTCAGTTGCTTCTATACTACCTTCCGTTGTCCATTGACTAAAATCTTCACTATAAGTAACTAAATTAGTCCTCATTGGCTCT